GTTCTTCCCGTCATTTCTGTTGGTCGGGTCAAAAGTGATTGTACACTTAACTCTGCCATTCTCGTTCTTGGCTTCCATGTAGCCCAATAAGTCAAGTTCGGTAACAATTGAGTTGTAGGATTTCTCGCGCAAAGCCGGAATGAATACTGTATCGTCACCTTCTTTCCGTGTATCACGGTGGGCAACGAAGATGATGTTTTTGTTCAAATTGGATAAATTACGTACAAATCCGCTAAACTCTTGGTTAATGCCACCCCAATCTCTTATCTGTGGTTGCCTTGTGCCGCATTTGTAAGAAATGATATAATCCATCATCTTGCCGATGGTGTCTATTACTATTGTCTGATAACTGGATAAATCTTCTTGCAGAACCTGCTGGACGTCCGTCCACGATGTTATCTGTACAATATCAACTCCATCCAAGTGGGACATGTTCACACGCTTCACACCGTTATCGAAGTCCAGTAATAAAGGTTTGGGGGCACTCAAAGCGGTTGTTGTTTTTCTCATACCCGCTTGACCGTACACCATCATTTTGATGGTAGTCGGTATTACCAATTCGTTTGCTTTTTTAATAAGTGGCATAATATATAATTTTAAATTCAACAATACCTTGGTAAGCCTTGACTAAGGCAGAGGTTGGTTCTTTCTTCTTCCAAGCTCTTTTCTGTATATCCCAATGAAATACGAGAGGAATATTGTTTCAGCCTTTTATTAAAGGCTTTTCTATCTTCGTTCAAGAGGTTTTCCTCTTTATTCTTTGAAGACTGTTTCACTTTATTTTCCATAAATAATTTTTTTAGACCGCCCGTACAAGGTTAAAGGGAAGCGGTGCGCACTTCGCTTCTCTCACGGCTTTTAGTACGGTAATAGCTCTGACCTTTTCTGCGGCTGGAATAAATTGTTATTTTATTTCCACTGCTTCTCCATTTATTAAAGTATAGAATGTGTCTTCTTTGATTGACTTACCATCTACTTTGAACGCTTTGACTGAAATGATAGGATAAGTGTTCCCGTTCCATTCTCCACGTTCAGTAAGCACAATCCAGCATCCTAACGCCCCTTTTGCCTTACAATCCTTTCCGGCAGCAAGAGCGACACTCTCTTTTCCGGTAGCTGATGCAGCACCATAGTCGCCGGTAGCTGATGCAGCGCCTCGGTTGCCGGTAGCTGATGCAGCGCCTCGGTTGCCGGTAGCTGATGCAGCACCATAGTCGCCGGTAGCTGATGCAGCACCATAGTCGCCGGTAGCTGATGCAGCACCATAGTCGCCGGTAGCTGATGCAGCGCCTCGGTTGCCGGTAGCTGATGCAGCACCTTGGTTGCCGGTAGCTGATGCAGCACCTCGGTCGCCGGTAGCTGATGCAGCACCATAGTCGCCGGTAGCTGATGCAGCACCTCGGTCGCCGGTAGCTGATGCAGCACCATAGTTGCCGGTAGCTGATGCAGCACCATAGTCGCCGGTAGCTGATGCAGCGCCTTGGTTGCCGGTAGCAATTTTTTCTTTTGTCCATTTGCATTTACTGAACGTAAACTTGACGGCCGCATCTACAATATTTTTAATGCTTAACTCTGCCCCAATGTGGATTTTTGAGCAAGCAATTTTGGTATCATCCGTATCGACATCCATGTCCCCACTGCCTTCAACTTCATGGAACTTGTTCATACCAATGTATGCAGGTGGATAATAGCTGAATACATCCAAGGGATGAAGACAGTAATGGAAACCATTACTACAAGCGCTTATATCACCCTGTTCTTCGTAATCTTTTCCCTCTTCATATTTAAAACTCCGGCAAGTCATATCAGGATTGAAGCCTTTGAACCCTTTTATCTTACTGAATTCTTTCGGGATAGTAACATTACCAGGAAGATTTGCTCTGAGAACCATATATGCCATATAATTTATATCAAACCCCGCTATTCCCGTACCAATGGCGGTAAGAAGAAACTCCTTTTCAGGATGTTCGTTGGCAAAATTCCTCAAGTTACCCAAATAGATTGTCAAATCTTCTTCTGTGATTCTCTCCATATCTTCATCCAACGTAGGAATAGCATAGGATTGTCCTTGTATTCCTTCGGCTTGTCCCATGATCGCACCGAATTTCTCAACTGCTAACCTGGCTGCTCCACCGGCATGGTTGCCGTTCATATTACTACCAAAAACAAATATTTGATTCTCTTTGAGTTCCTGAATATTTTCAGGGGTAAACTTCTTTTCCATATTTATATTGTTATTAATGAGTTTTCAATAAAAAAACGGGCTATCTTCACAGACCGCCCGGCTACGACTAAACAAATCCTTCATCTGTGATGAATATGTTGCGACACCCGGATTCGAACCGGGACGAGTTGTCAAGCTCCATACATCTAAGGTTTGACCTTCCTATCATAGAGTGTATTGCGTCTACCATTCCACCATGTCGCAGTGTTTCCCGACCAGCACGTGGACGGGACTGTTTATATTAAAATGAATCTTAATTATTCACCCTCACGGGCTTTTGCTCCCTTCAACGCAACAATACGTGTTTGGCTTTTCAGCGTGCCCGAATTTGACGGGAAGGGAGTATATATAGTATCAGCGATAATGACGCCCAAACATCATACTTTAACGGTCAACGGACGATTTTCCGTGCTGATACATGGACTACTATTGTAGTATGTTCATTAACTTAATCACGCTGCTGCCTTATGCTCGTATTCACCTCTCAATGAACAGTCTTCGCAATCGGTTGCTTACACGCTATACATCGCCTCGGCTATGTGTATAATAGATATACTGCTTATCAGCGCAGGCTAATTTTACGTGCCCTGAATACGACTTCATTTTTGAGGGTTAAGTCTCCCATCCCGAATGTTTGGCTCATCGGTTTCGCCTGTAATGCTCCCTCTGCACGATTCGAACGTGCGACCTTCGCCACCGGAATACACAGACCGGAAATAACTAAACTTTCACGAACAATAACCGAGGCGACACTCTGCCTGGCTGAGATAAGAGGGAAGATATTTTCTAATAGTCGAGGCTATCGTAGTACTGCTTGTTGCTCATATACTCGGATACTACCGCCGACTGCGAACTGTCATTTATCTGGATACTGATAAAGTCGTACTTATCAGAACTCATTCCGGATAACACATCGTCGTTGTATTCCACATGTCCGCTGTATATACATCCCGCCATTACCGCAATGACTAAGACTATCCGAAGTGCAAGCCGAGAGGCTCTGTTTAAATCGTAGGTTTTCATATTGGTAATTATTTAGTAATACTATCTTATGTTATTTATGTCGCTTTGGTAGTAGAAAACTTTTTTACCTATTTTGAAATTTTTGAGATACCCGTTTTTATTCCAACGATTCAATGTGCTTCGGGACACGTTTAGGGTTTTTGCAACTTCTTCAAGAGGTATGCGTTTATTGCTCATTGACATATTTCCCATTAACTCTTGTATAGCCTGCTGGATTGATGCATCTATTGCATTCTTCAAGTCCTGTACATTAACTAAGAAAAACTGTTGGCTGGAAGAGTTGCTTCTCATTATTTCCCGAATATCCATAGCTTTATCTCCTTATTCTTTTCTGATTACTTTAAAATATTTGGGTTCTTTCCCCGCCTTTACTTTTTCTTTTTCTAATTTAAAAGAGGCTTTACCTGCTTTTTTTAGATTTGAGGCAGTAACCTTTGTACTGTTATAGTTCATTGGGGGAATTTTAAATATCTCCGTCTCTCCAACTCCAATCGAAAGCAGGGTTTCTCTGACTTTCACCGCTTTAAATATGTTTTTTCTCCTTTTTTTTACGATTTTATTATCCATAACCATTAACTTTGCAGTGGTTAATTAATTAACTGATTGATGATGCAAATATACTACATAAAATATGAATTGCTAATATTTAGTTCTAAAAATATGTAGTATAAAACATTATTTAACAATAGGGAAAAATTATACCTTTATATATGAAGAAAGAAAATAGAAATTGGATAGCGTGGATAGCACTTGGGGTAAGTGGCATTGCAATAATAGTAAGTGTTATTGCAATATGTATTGCATGCCCTCATATTCCGGAGTTAGGTTTTGACTATCAGGGAGTAGTTGTAGGGGTATTGTCGCTTTTAGTTACCACATTGATTGGTTGGAATATCTTCTCTATTATTGATATAAAAAAAATAAGAGATGAATTATTGACAACAAAGGTTAGCTCTGTATTCAATGCCGAAAAGAATAATGCAATAACATGTCATGCTGTATCTGATTATTATTATCATGTGCTATTAAAATCAGACCCTTTAGGTATCGAATATCAATTTCTTTATTACAGAATAAGTGAATTATTTCATGTGTCAAATATAGGAGACATAGAAACTTGTAATGTAATAGTTAAGGTTTTATTAGAAATGATTAAGTCGCCCGAAGATATACATATCTTGCAAAGCTGCAAAGATAGGCTTATTGGGCTGTTATCAATAGTCTCTGAAAAGGAGAAAATAATAAAATACAATGAATTAATGTCAGTAATTGCAAGATTAGGTACTAAGCCCCGTGACAATAAATAGCTATAAAATAGGCATTCGCATATTCATTTGCAGTATATTCTGAAAGTGGTATCATAGTGATAAAGTAAAGCGACCAGCTCCAAAGTTGCGGTTTGGATGGTCTGATTTAACAAAGTTCCGCAACAACTTAGTTCTTTGAATTAGTTATCAATAAGAGAATATAAAATATATATAATCAATATATTAAATTTAAACTTACTCGACAAGGGGCTGGAGGCTCTGCATAGTCTTTCCTTTAGGGATTTTGTCCCTTTTGCTATGCAGGTTAAAACTTCCTCGCGTAAGTACGCCGTTTGTCCCAGCCCGGTCATTAACAAGGTTAACCGGGTTCTCCCGTATTTCGCTTCACTTGCAAGCTGCGCACGCATCGGGATTTAGTCTGCGTCCTACTATTTGCGCTCCCTCCGAGTAGGTTTACTATGCCGTCCGGCGGTATTCTCAAACGGATAACTACGGCATAGAGATATATAAAATATCCGCTTCATCTGCACATGAAACGGATATTCATATATGTTAAACCTCTTGTGAGGGATGTTTAACCAATTTTGTATCGTAGCACGTGCAGGTGTTACGGATGCAAATATACTACATAAAACAAGAAGTATGCAAGAAGATGAAGAAAAAAATCTTAGCGATTTATCAAAAAGATTTCTTTTGGTGATTTCCGAACAGTATTTAAATTTGAGTGGATACAAATTGAGAAATGCGGGTATTATTTCCAGTCAATCCACTTTAACCAGCATCAAAAAAGGCATTCAACAGCCAAGCAGGAAAACAATTGATTTACTTTGTGAGAAATACGGCGTAGATAAGGCATGGCTTTATACAGGAGTGAGGCAAGATACATCTGAAGTTTCACCAGTATTTTCAGAAAGCGAAGAAAGTGAGCCTTTTACCGTTAATCATAATGGAGTTAAGTTTTATGAAGCTTCTAATGGGTATCGAATGGTGGTAAAGAGAGTTCCTTTTTGTGCTTATGGACGATTTATTAATGAGTGTAATACTCT